CCAATCTCCTTCCAACCATGCTTTAACCAGTTCGTCATCGCCGACCCCCTTCAGCCTCGATACATACGTCGGGTCTGAATCCAACAGGATCTTGTTGTCCTGTACGCGGGCCGGAATAAACATCCGCGACATCGCAGTTACATCATCGCGGAATACCTCTATTTCGTTCAGCTGCTGTGGTTCATTTGGAATATTAAAATAGGACTGCACTGCATGATGGCCTGGCCCTCCAGGGTTGCCGGTGGAGCGCATTCGTTTGTGCTTCGCCATGCCGCGCAAACGAGACTTGGTTCGGTTATAGCAAGCCAAGTCCTCCCATTCAGGTAATTCGTCAAAGCCGATCCAAGACCAAGAGTGACCCAGATACTTGGTGAAATCGAAAACATTTTCCATGTGTCGAAAGCGGAGCATGGAACCGTTTGGCCAGACCCACTGGTACGCTCCAGCTTTCCACTTTGCCCCGGTCAATGGGAAAATCTGATGCGACCTGTGTACTAATTCGTCCAGCGCGGGATAAGAACGACGGAACAACACTCCCTGCCATGACGCGCCCTGGAAGACGTCTTGTAAGAAGTCCCCTAGGAGAAAATCCGACTTACCGCCGCCAGCAGCACCGCCGTAGAACAGCTCGTCAACAAACGCAGCCCGTATTGCTGCAGACTGCGGCCCCTCTTGCGGCTTCCAAGCTATAGTCGGCTCAACCTCAGCAGCTGTGCCGATATCGTCAGACAGCTCAGGTTCGGCCTTGAGCTTGTCCACGGCCCGAGTCACGCCGCCTTAGCCTCTTTACGGTTCTGCTCCAGCCACTCTTCCATAGATTTAGCGCGGGGCGGGGCGACAATGGGCAAGCGTAGATCCTTGCCATCCTTGCCAGTTTGCTCGACACGCTCCACATAGCCACGTTCTTTGGCCTGGCACTTTAGGTAGAAAATAATAGCTGCCGGCTGGCCTTTCTCGATCAATTCCATCAACTTGGATTCTGCGAAGTCGATGTTTTGTTCGCGAATACGAGCGGCTTCTTTCTTCAAACTAGGCGTCCGCGATATACGGTCGGCTACGGTATTTCGGCCCGTGCCCAGCGCTTTCGCGGCCTGGAGGATAATTCCGGCGTTTCTTTCTAGCGCATCAATTATCTGTTGATCGCTGAATTTTTTAGCCGGCATAGATCACCCCTTAAGGTGCGCTATCGGGACGGACAGCTGGAGGATGTCAGGAGTTCTAGGGAACCACCCGCCCCGATGTCTCCGTTGTGGCACCATCAGCTCTCGCACGTCAGGCGCTACAGTGGAAACGCAAAACGCCAGAATCCCTTGCCGCGAGTGCGAGAGATTCTGGCGTAATTACATAGGTACTTCTTTTGTAGAAAAATTACATCTACCAACTCATATAGTCAAGTAATCAAAATGGCAAGTCGTCTTGTGCTGGTGAAAGCGATTCAGATGCGGAAAAAGCAGGGGGTGGCGGACTGACGTTGTTATCCGACTGAGGGGTTGAATCAAGGAATAACATTTCTCGCACCACGCATTCAGTGCGATAATGCTTATTCCCTTCGTTGTCTTCCCAATCACGAGTCTGCCAGCGCCCTTGCACGTAAATCTTACTGCCCTTTTTACAATACTGCTCCATGACCTCAGCCAGGCGACCCCACACAACAAGGGGAACCCATTCGACTTTGGATTTGCGGTCATCGCCAGTGCCCCATTCTTCATTCACAGCCAACGACACATTTACAACAGTGTTATTGCCGCCTTGTTTTGATTCAGGATCTGCACCTAGGTTCCCAATAAAGGTGCAGCTATTTACTCCCCGCGCCATTTTCCTTATTCCTCCAGTGATCAGTTTGATTCCCCTCAATGTCGCTGAGGTCTTCGATTAACAGCCTTACATCATCCTCCGCCTGTGCTACGCGTTGAGTAGCCAAACCCAACGCCTCTGTTGACTTTGTCGTTGGCTCGATCATCTGCGACATCTTAAGAGTCAGATGCCGTAGGGCTTCGATTTCCTTTATCTGTAAATCAACAACCTCTGAAGTGCCTAAGCATCGACGCTTCCAATCTTCCAGCTCATTACGAGTATCACTTAACAGCTGTAGTTGCTCTTCTTCTGCATTCATTACAGATATCTCCGCAAATCCCACAACGAGTAACCCCAATGGCGGGGACGTAGTAAAACCCACGGAAGCCAGGCTCCCGCTGCCGCAAGGGCTTTGAGTTCCCATCCAGGTATCTCAAACCACCACACAAGTCCTGGCAGTGGATAGTTCACTAATCCTGACGCCATGTGCCAATAATCCCACCTTCCAATCCTAGGCTTGCGCCACTTCTCAGAATCCCAGCGGCTATGGGTAAGCACCTGGCCACAGGCCAATAGACACATCGCTGCAACGTACAAATAGGCTTCAATCATTGGAGCACCAGTTAATCTTCATCCTCGATTCGCCTTCCGTCGTTGGCGCAGATTGTCCGCGAGAACTCTCTGCTGAGGTCAAATAGGTCAGTCTGACACGGTTAAATGGCGAGTCTGACACGGTTAAATGGCGAGTCTGACACGGTTAAATGGCGAGTCTGACACGGTTAAACCTGAGATTCCTCGATAATTTCCACAACAACCCGTGGATTCTCTTTATCTGAGTAAAAGCGGTCCTCCAGGCCAGTCACACACCGCCAACCGTCATCCTCAATAATCCCTGAATCCACCAGCCCATCCAATAGATATTTGGCACCTGCTCGAATATTGTCATAATCACGGCGCTTATTAGGCTCATACCAGAGAAACCGGATCGCACACATCCCAACTACTGGCTTCAGCTTCGCAGCAATCGCCGACCAAGACACCATCTTAGTGAGCTTCTTCTTCTCAGATGAATAAGCCCCGCCACGATAGCCAACCTTGGCACTTGCGATCATCTCGTTCTGGCCTGGCAACCTCCCTTTTACCGTAAACTGCTGGATCTTGCCTAATTCTTGCTGAGTCTGTGTCGCCATAACCCCCTTAACCTACCGCCACGCAAAAAAATGGCGTTCGCGATTCATCGGCCAGCACCCTCAGGGCAGGTTCTGGACCTGCCCTGATTCGCCTGCCGGCGTGTCGCATTATCCAGGTAGATCTCCCTGAGGCGTCGAATGTCATCCTCAGAGAATAAGCGCCGACCAGAAGAGTCCCGAACTGGATCAAGGAGGCCTTGCCTACAATATGACCGTGCCGTTCCCGGCGAGACACCTGCCCGCTCCGCTGCGACTCCGATCAGAGATATACTCATTGGTATGATCCTTGTTTAGGTGGTTGGTTCCTACTTACAAGGCGCCACGCAAAAAAATGGCGGGCATAATTTCAAGAAATATGCCAGGTAAATAAAAATGTGATGATTATAATTTACTTTGACTCCTACCTGCGCCAAAGTCCTTCAATCTTGCAGTTGAATCCTGCAGCTGTTGACGGCATTCCTCGACTTTAGCCTCTACCAACTTATCCAACAAGTCATCAGTCATATTCTCAGCCCATTCTTGACCGGTGATCGCCACCTCTACCGCAACAACGATGTCAATATGACCTGCGTAGCGTCCAGTTGTCTCTGTCATCTCAATTTCTCATCTGATCGGGTAACAGGATTCCTGAATTAAAGACCTGAATATTTAAAATAAACCTGAATCGCTTTTGTAACTTGTTGCAAGACAACAACATAGAATTCAGGAACAAGCCTTGCTATCTAAAAGTGGCGCATTAGGGGCATAATACCACTTCCCATTAATGCTCTCAGGCTTAATGCCATACTTCTCCAGATAGAACTTCACTCTTCGCTGTGAAGCTCCTATTCGCTCCGAAATCTCCCTCAATGTCATCCACCCTCTGGGGATCTGGACGTCAAGCGTCACTTGTTCAGCAAACCCCGCCTTCTCCAACTCTAGTTGAACTCCCCGAAAGTTTTTTGACTTCACTCGACCGGCTACCACTCCATCCTGGCAGTAATCGCTGTGAGTAGTATCCCCAATGTCCCAATCCACCTTGGGCTGTCGGTGCTCATACGTTGGCACAGGACAGCGGGCTGATGACGAATCGTCATAATTCATTGAGTTTCCTTTATGGAGCCGAGTTATAACGCCAAAGGCTCTACCCTCTGACCAACGGCTTTATGCCCAGTGAGGACGGCAAGGATGAATTAGAAGCCATGCTGCCTCACTCTCCCGCGCTATCGACACGCAAATACCGCCTAATTGTTGCCGGGGATCTCGACTCCCCAGCCCAGGAACGGTGTTGCAAACAGAACCAGACCGGACTCTGTCCCTGCGTCTCGACTCGCAGCACCGCTTAGTTGTGCCAGCAGAGGTTCAAGCCTGGACCTCATGCCAGCTCTATTTATCCAGGTTTAGGGGCTGTAATACAGGATTCCAGCCCCTACTTATACCTGCTGCCGCCCCCACGCCGCAGCTCATCCTCAAGCTGGGTGACTTTCACTGCATATCCATCCAGGCGCTCACGATAATAGCTGTCCAACTTCTCCAGGCATTCCAACAGCAGAGCCTCAGAATCACCCCGGTCCTGCAGTCTCCGGCGGACAGACTCAATCGGACCACCTGGCGCATAGGATTTAGCCATGGGTGGCGTTACCACCCCCTCTGTTCTGGCGATTTGGGGGAGGGTTTTCCTTCTTCCCAGTGATAACGCTCTTCTATCATTGCGTCTGCCATCTTATATGAGTTATAAGCCGCCTCTTCAAAGGTTTGGCTTCCCCCGCCATCGCAGGATGCCAAAGCGGCTATAGCGAACTCATCTCTTAAAGTTTTACTCATACCTTAGACACCTCTGGGATTACGGAGTGCGTAGGTTGCCGCTAGTACTGTACTAGCGAACGGCTAAGTGGCGATTTCTTTGTGGCCAGTAGACCACCATGACATCTGTGCGTAACCAGCCTCAAGGATCTCTATCAGCTGTTCTGAGGTGACCTCGCCACCCAGGACATAGATCTTTCCATCCTCGTCTAATCGAAACCACTCCTTATCACCCTCGTTCTTCTCTGATCTAATTCTGAAAGATTTCACATACATAGAGATTCCTTTATAAGAGGATTTTATATAGAACGAGCAAGGACTTAAGCAGAGCCTACGCCGTGTATTCCACAGCTATGAGCTACTGGCTCTGCTAAGGATACGGAGGGAAGGCTTCTTTGCGAAAGGAAATAATATAGCCAAGACCGGCTCGACTCTTCTTGGGGAAGGCCGATTCCTTTGATGGTGAATTATGGCTGTGGTGACTGGCCATGGTCCGGGGGGTCGGCGGTGGCTTCGCCTTGCGCCCGCGCCCGCTCCCCTGCTCAGATTCCCGCTCTCCGATTCCCGGAGCATGCTCCCAAAAATGCCGTGCTCCCGACGTGCTCCGGTTCCGATTCCAGCGTGCTCCGGCGGGATCGGCTGGCGGTTTCCCGGCGTGGTGGGATCGACTTCGGCGCCATCCTGGCGTGCTCGAGCACGCCAGGCTCTAGACGTTTATGAGATTCGTATGTCCGGCAGCTGGCCAGTCAATCCCACTCCACCTAGAAACCAGCCCTCACCCCTTCACGTGCCCCTAGACGCACACCAGCGCCATCGGCGCCTAGAATCGGGCCAGGGCCAGGCTGCAGCCGACGACGCCTATTTTATTTTACCTAGTCGCATAAAAAGCATTGACATAATAGGACATAGTGACCACCTTCTACATGTAGTCAATAGCGCTACTCACTTTCACTCACTTCACCAGGAGCTACCCCAATGACGATCACCCGGCACAAAACATTGACTCGCAAGGAAATGGCCAGCAAGATTCGCCTCTACCGCAACTCCGACGTCACCATCCACTACTCGATATCCCGAAGCGGTAGCCGTTCACTCTCCGTCATCCGCCCAGGCTCTGATCGACACTACTACGCCGATCGGAAGAGCTCCTAGTACTACCTGGCGCCAGGCTAACCCCTGGCGCCTACTCACTTCACTCACTTCACTCACTTCACTCACGGAGTACCCGATGGATCGAACACAAGCAGCCCGATGTCTTGCGAAAATTTGCGCCTATGTAGCATGCGGCCAGCTGGAAAAAGCTCGAGCCTGGCGCGATGAGTTGTTGGCCATTTTCGCCGACGCCGGGGTGTAAGATGCCGGCATATAAATTTCGCTCTACCTGGTCCGGGCTTGTCACTCTTACGGCTGGCCACCACTCCGATATCAACGCGCCGGTGACAGCTGGAAACGACGTTTCCGCCTCCTGGCCATCCGATGGGAGTATGATGTTCAACGGAGCGCTACTCACTGCGCGGGATCAGTACAGGCTCCGGCGCCGTACCTCTGGACGGACCTGCCAGGTGGATACCGCTGCCGACATCTGGAAAAAAGCGGTAGACGGCGCCGATATTGGCATTACGAAAACGGAAGAAGTAGAGGGAAAGACTGGCCCGGTTTTCCTTATGCATAGCGACGACAAAAAACTTGTTGTCAATGTTTGCGCTAACAAGCTAGCTCTTTGCGAAGAAGTTGGCCAGGTGGCCACCTGGCGTGCTAGCGATGCATCTAGCGCCATCGTAGGCTACACACTGGACGGTACGCCGGCGTGCATCCTTATGCCACTGAGGTCAGTGTCATGAGAAACTCAATAGTGATCCACAGAGACGAAAATAATTTTGCCACACTCACCTACTCGAGCGCGAACCGGAAAACTGGGCCAGGCCTGGCCCAGGTGCACATTCTACATCGGCACGAATCGCCGATCGACGCGGTAAAGTCTGGCGCCGATGTTAGTATCTGTGGCGAGTGTAAATACCGCCGGCTGTGGGACGAGTTACGTGAAAAATTCACGCGCAAGTGTTATGTGAATCTTGGCCATGCTCCACAAAAAATATGGAAAACGGTGCGGCGCCATCCAGTTACAGGAATCCAGAAAGCAGTCAGCCGACTAGGTACGAAGGGCGTCCGGCTTGGCGCCTACGGTGATCCTGGGTTTCTACCGTTCGACCTGGTTCGCACGCTCTGCGCCGGTGGGCGGCGGCGTACCGCTTACACTCACCAATGGAAGAAAATATCTAAAAAATTTAGTCGCTACATGATGGCCAGTGTCGATACTGCCCAGGAGCGGCTAGCGGCTAAAAAGCTAGGATACCGCACGTTTCGCGCCGTTGCTTCTCTGGACGAGATACAGCCCGGAGAATCGGTGTGCCCACATACGACCCACGGCGTGCAATGCGATTCGTGTGGGCTTTGTTACGGCGCCGGGCCGGAGAAAGATATCATAGTCGAGGCGCATGGCTCCGGCGCCGTCTACATGCAAATAGAAGCGGCCTAAACAACAAACCAACCTAGCCGGCGCCAGGTATCCGTACCTGGCGCCGGCTTATTTTTTTAGAGAAAGAATCGAAAAATGATTTCTTCAATCTATCTTCACGTCTACATGATCAGTCTCATAACGATAGCTATCGTTATCACCTGGCGTGCACATAACCGGCGACGGTAGGGTAGGGTCCAGGGCCAGGGCCAAGCTCAAGCTCAAGCTCAAGCTCACAAGCTCACAAGCTCAGGCTCAGGCTCAGGCTCAGGCTCAGGCTCAGGCTCAGGCTCAGGCTCAGGCTCAGGCTCAGGATCAGGCTCAGGCTCAGGCTGAGGCTCCAGGCTCAGG